AAATAGTTTGGATATGGATAAACAATTTTTGATTGGGTCATGTCCGTTATTAGTAATATCAACAAGTAAATAATAGCATCATGACTCGTCACAATAATTATTTTTTCCGGGAACGATAATAAATATTTGACAAGGTCAATCAATTTATCTTTCAATAATTGATATAACCGACTAAAAATAAAATGATAGACTAAACCATGTATGATAAATAATTCTGTCATAATGTCTGCCGGAATAATTTCACTCAAATCGAGACCTAAATTTTGATAACATAACAAATTACCACCATAACTACAAATTAAATGGAGCCCGGTGAGAAAACCTTTTTTAGTTTTGGGTACAGATTTATATCCATCTTCAATTTCCAATGCATCTTCTAACTCTGACATCATGGAATAATAATTAAAATATAATCGCTCGTACTCTTCGGATTCAGGAAACATTTCAAAAACATCTGGGAACTTGGTCAGTTTGCTAGGATAACCTAATGTTAATTTATAATCAACTATCATTTCCACATCTAACCGCATGCCCAATATAATTTGTTGCAGAGTCTGTTGGCATCTGGTTTGGGGTGAGGAAAAAGCCAAGACTTCTTCATCAACTAGCTCCAATTTTTTGGCCAAGTTTTGGCCATAAACCAACGCTTCGGATTCACCCGTTTTCAATAGGTCCGGACTACTAGGCGCGACCAACATTTTTTCCAACTTTTTTATTTTATATGTGGGTCCTCTGGCAGCATGCCTGATGACATAAATAAATTTTTCAGTATTCATGTTCACTGTTTATTAATGAATTAATTTGAACTTGTATGGTTTGCTTTAAGTGTTAAAAAATCAATTTTATAGATGATGAATCTGTAAATCCTGCATCTGATCAAAAAAATTGAATAAATATTGTCTGGAAAACCCCTATGATTTGTTAATAATCAGACCAATCATGCCTAAAAATAAAAAGAAACAGGCCACAGTTTTTCGGAAAAATGTTTTACTCAAGGAACTAGGCATTGTCTATACTGGATATCTAGCAGGAAAATTGCCTCATGGCTATGGAAAGTTCCATGATCCCAATAAAGATACTTATACGGAGGGAAAATTTGTCAATGGCAAAAAAACAGGTATGTTTATCACAACTAAAACTAGTGTCTATACTATTATGTCCGAATATCAAGATGATGTTCAAATGGGTTACATTAAAATGACTTTTAATGCGGGAGATGTTGAATCAATTGAAGGCCCTGGAAAAAATTTTGAGTTAAATGAAACAGCTACCATTATTTATCGAAGCAAATCGGTTTATCAAGGGCAGGTGAAATATGGTTTGCCTATGGGTGAAGGTACTTTTACCAGACGTGATGGTACAGTTTATCGGGGTATCTGGAAAAGTATTGACAAACGATATGCCTGGTTTGAGCACTGGACTGGGTTTAAATTGTTTATGGATATGTTTGAATGTAAATCCAGAAAGCTAAAAGAAATTAAATATTTAAATGGCACTATTTATCGTGGACCCATAAACGAAGAATTGTTGCCACATGGTTATGGTAAAATATTTTATTCAGATGGATCTAAATACATTGGTGGTTTTGACAATGGCATAAAAAATGGTTATGGTTTGTATGTGTACAATGATGGAAATTATTATAGTGGTTTCTGGGAAGATGATAAGCGCGAAGGACAAGGATTATTTTATCATGTTAATGGACGTTATGTTTTGAGTTTTTTTTGGAACCAAGATTTTCCAACGGAGGGCATTGCTTCTTATTATTACTAATTTGATCCAGTCAAAAAATTGAATAAAAATTTTTATGAAAGTTTTCATTCAATTTGTTCGAAGATATTAATAAATTATAATAAATATTAAGCAGATACATAAATTATAATATATTATGCCCGGCTATAAAAAAAAGAGTATCAAACAATTGAAAACACAAAAAGCTATCACCAATGCCAATATACAAAATCAAATATTGGATGGTCAATGTCAATTTTTGGATATGAATCAAGGCATTTATACTGAAGGACCTTATGTTAATGGCAAGAAACATGGCGCATTTACCATTATTAAGCCTGGCGTTTACAAAATTTTGGCCCAATTTGTCAATGATGAATGTCACGGTCCCATCAAAATATTATACGAAAATAACATAATAAAATCCATTGAAGGCAAAGCACATGGTCAGGAAATTAATGGATTGGCCACTATTACTTATAGTAACGGATCAATCTATCGTGGTAATGTCAAACGCGGATTACCCAATGGCGAGGGACATTTATTCAAATGGGATGGCACAGTTTACGAGGGCACATGGACAAGTAAATCCAAGAGATATGCTTGGTTCGAACATCATACTAACTTCAAGTTGTATGTTGACATGTGTGATGACAAACTAACCGTACTCAACAAAATTAAGTATATGAATGGTACAATTTATTATGGTTATGTTAGTAACTTTTTATTACCAAATGGATATGGAAAGGTATTGTATGCGGATGGATCCAAATACATTGGGTGGATGATAGATGGACAACGCCAAGGTCAGGGCATCTATTTGAACAGCAATGGAGATTATTACAGTGGTTCCTGGAAAGAAGATAAAATGGATGGACATGGACTAATTTATGATGCTGTCGGATCATGTATTTATGATATGGTGTGGAGTGAAAATGTCCCGTTGAAATTCTTAAGATCTTATCACTATTAATTGGTTAATTGACAGTGATAAAAAATTTATGTTTGTTTTAAAATTAAAGTCACCATCTTCACATATTATTCACAAAATTTTTTCTCGATTAGCAATAAATTGTTCGGTCAATAAGTGTTTCCGAACATTATTCATATGATCAAGCAGAGATTGAACCATAACATGACCATCCGATCGATTAGTTCTCAAATTGACTCAACACAAATCATCTTGATATTCCAAATAACTCATTATCTGAATCAAGACTTTTGTTATTTTGGCATCCCAAGATATTTACAGTCGAACATGAATATGGACACCAACATGAACATGAATAATTGGCTAGATCTTGAACTTCATTGTCCGAATCATCTCCCGTTTTAAAAACAGAATCCGAATCGGTGTCAGAATTAGTTTCATCGTTCGTGGTACATTCTGTTAGGGTGCCAAGGGTATTAAATTTAGTAACGTTGACTAATTCTTCAGTTGTTGAATCATTTTCGCATTCGGTGGACTCATTTTTGGCTTTGATCCAATAAAATTTTTCCGTGATATCGCAAGTGGGACGCCTGTTATCTACCACTAACATTTGATAATTTTTGGTATATGTATCAAAACATTTCTCGAATGTACTGAGTTTCGGAAATATACGAAAATAACTATTCCAATATTTATTACTGGAGATTATAGTTTTATCATTCGCCACCATTACATAATCAAAATTTAAACGCAATTCTTCCGGCAAGTGACAGGGTATTTGACTGGCCAAAATAACTGTCAATCTATAATGTCTGGCATTCATCAAGAGTTCATATAATTTCGTATCATTTTCTGGAGGATAACAAACACAATCATCCAATATCACGATACCATTGCTTTTGGATTTATTTTTATTTTCGGTCATAAATGCCACGGCATCTGATAATAATGTTTGAATATGTTCTTCACTACACTCATAGCGTATACTGGCTTGTGGAAATTTCGAACAATAAAATGACCGGAACTTATCTTGTGGATTGATTATGGACACGGGAATATTTGGATTACCGTTCAAAAAATGTTCAAGCAAATACGATATCATGGTACTTTTACCAGTTAGTCTTCCACCTCCTATTAAAATATGAGGATTTGATACCATATTATCTAAAGAAAATTCCTTGAGCTGTAATTTTTCCATTATACTTATACTCGATAAATATTGAGCATGAATATATACGCAAAAAAACAAATTATGTGATAATAAATTCATTAATTGCATAATCCTTGTAAGTGGAATCCCAAGATGAACAATTAACTATTATTTTAACCACGTCCAAATGCCCGTGTTCACTGGCACAAGCTGCTACCAATGCTAAATCATCTTCACATTCTAACAAAAATTCAACGATTAATATATTCCCACAATGACAAGCCAGAAAAAAAATTCTTATTGTTTCGTAAATAAATTTATTGGTGCTGGACAAACAAATCATGCTTTTGATATCACAATGATAAGCAATATGAGATATTAATTCCGGAATGATCAAAACTAGTTCCGTTATGATAATATGATCAAAACTAGTTCCGTTATGATAATATGATCAAAACTAGTTCCGTTATGATAATATGATCAATATTTCTCATGCAAATCATGAATATCACAAAGTCCCATAAAAAAATGATATAACACATTATCCACGACATCCAAACAATAACCTCCTTCTTGTGTGACAATCATAGGAACTTTAATGTATTCACGAATGCTACAACCAATAAGTTCATAATCGTTAAATTCCAAAGAAAATCCTCCTTGGGGATCACCATTATAAGTATCCGCACCAAATGGAATAATTACGACAGACGGACCGAATCCATTAATTAGTTCCAAGGCTCTGATCAAAGTCTTATGATATGTATCAATTTTGGTTTTCATGGGCAGAGGAAAATTGTAATTGTAGCGAGACATACCACAAAAACCTTTCTCAGCGGCGTAACCTGAATAAAATGGAAATGTGATTGTGGGATCTCCGTGAATGGAAATGGTCATGACATTAGGATTATCGTAAAATATTTTTTGTGTACCATCGCCATGATGAAAATCCAAATCCAAGATGGCAATTTTGGAACAAAATGGCAACAATCCATAAGCACAAACTGCTGCATTATTTATGAAACAATAACCGCTATATAAATTGTTGGTAGCATGATGACCCGGAAGAACATTTAGACAATAAATGACATTGGTTGTGCCCAGACGTGAGGATGCCAGCAAGCCATTAAAAGCACTGCGAATACAATACTCATAAGTATAATTAAAAATAGAGGTGCAAAAATCATTACTATAAACGCCGCACTGTAAATAATAAGGTACTTTATCCAAGATGGCATCACTAATGACATTTTTTGGGAAATAATAATTATTCAAACCACCATCAAATGGTGATACATATTCTTCATTTGATCCTGCTTCCACAAAACTTGGGTAAGCATTTTTCAAAAAAGTTAAATATTTTGGATCAGTCGCGGTCGACCTAATCACACATTGTTCCTGTTCCGCGAAATCATTTTGGACAATTTCAATGTTGACACCACGACAACGAGATAACATTGATAAAATTTTTTCCTGTCGGGTAAATGGCTTGTTCGTGGTTAGATGATGTACCTCTTCTGAAATGATTTTTTGGTTGGGTAAACTAGTGATAACCGTTAAACCTAACATATTGTGACGAACGATGTAATTAATGTGATTAGTGTGATTAATATCCCTAAAGTTATTTTTAGAGGTATTAATTAATTCAATTTTTTATTCGATTTCATTCAATTATTTGTTCAACAACTGGATTTAACAATGTATTATCATTAATTCCTGGTAATAATCTGGCTATATGTACATATAATTCATCCCATCCAAAATTATAATCATCATTGTCTGGTAACCTTGACACAGGCGATTCAATTATTAAATCAGGTGTAAAACTAATTTTCGAAACTATTTCGTTTTCCAATCTCGAACCCTCATTAAATTCACTCATCGAATTGAACATGAGATACATCAATAAATGATCCGTTGGATAAATCATGGCTTCTGCCAATGAATAACACGTTGAACCAATATTGAAATCACTTATAGGATAACTTATTGACCAATCATTTGATAATGCGTGAGACAATTCAGGAGTGCGATATGGAGTTAAATCAGAAATAGAATCAGAGTCGCTAGAATCAAAATCAGAATCAGTAGAATCAATCTCAGAATGACTTGTGGAATCACTTGTAGAATCAATCATGGAATCCTTTGATGATTCATCCGTTGTACCAACAATTGGTTTATTCATTATATTATCCATGGTCCCGTACATTAACTTAATGGCTAACTTTTTTGCTGGATTGCTAATTGGTTTTTCCGAATCTGATTGAATTTCTTCAGTGTGACAAGTTTGATTATGTGTGCAAATTGAAGCATTTTCTTTGTCGTGCATTTTGGTATGAAGTCGGGTGCATTGCGTTGGTCGCGAAATGTCATGATTTATCTTTTCGGATTCGCTGATTTGGACTCGGACAGATCTGCGACGTTTACAATTAAGACGTACTGGTTTTAATAAATTTTTTATTTCTTTTTCAATGGCAACTCGCTTGCTTTTATTTTTTTCGGTCAAAAGTTTTTTCCGGAGATGGTTAACGCGACGTTGTGGCCAACGTTTGCCATTGGTTGATTTTTTCCAGAGTCTAATAAATTTGATGTATTGTAAATTATATTTATCAGCTATCTTTTTTTGGGGTGATGCTAAATCTTTTGATGTTAATACTATGGATGCCGTATTTTTTACCATGATAGTTGAATATTTATTATTTAGTTTAGGAATAATCAAGTATTTTTAATTTCAATTTTTTTCGATAACGATGGATTGAGTTTATTTCGAATAAATTTTGATTCCAAAAAAATATTAATTTAAATAATTGATAATTTATAATCATAATAATCACATGACCATACCAAAATTAGTACGAATTAGAAGAAACAAATCTGGTATCATTCAGGATTGTGACGTTTATATAGGTCGTGCGATTAATCAGGGTGGTTGGCACCTAACCAAAAGTAAATGGCATAATCCATTCAAGGTGAGTGAATATGGTTCTGTTGAAAAAGTTTGCCAGTTATATTATCAATATATTATTAATTCTGATTTGTTTCATGACATTCCCGAACTACAATCTAAAACATTGGGTTGTTGGTGTAACCCACCCAAAAATAAATCTAAAAATGGTGAATATTATTGTCATGGTTGTGTATTGATCGACCTGTATAAATTACTAGCCAAAAATAATTTTGACACACATGCCGTCCAAAAACAGTTATTGGAAAAATAATTAATTCTTTTTACCATTGCAAACAGAATTAATTAATTAGATACCCAATAACTGTAATAGCATGATGCCACTAAATTTTCCACACTGATGGTTCTGGTGAACTTGCCTGTTTGAAAATTATAAAATGATAACAAATTGTCACGATAACTACTTATTTCCCCATTGGGTAATATCGAGATGGATCCCAATTCAGTTATGACATAGTGGTTTGTGCATTTTTTATCGTCATAAATTAAAATACCATCCTTAAAACATACCACGTATACTTTTTCCTCCATATTTACCAAAATTTGGTAAATTGGAATGCATCGATTCTTGATAAAGTTTAGTTCATGATCCCAAAATGCTATTTCTTTTCCAATAACAAAGCTGATATAACCATCTATCCAAAAATAAACATGATCACAATTAGACCAATGTTTGATTAATGTCAAATTTTCTGAACTATCCTGTCCTGATTCGAAATTTTTCGCCAAAAAATCAATGTCACTTGCATTATACATGTCATTCATGTCATACACAGGCAACTTATACAAAAAACAATCGGACGATGCTGTTTCAACAATAATTTGTTGACAATCTGGAGAGATTTCAATACGAGTGAGATTATCGGGCCACGAATCTGGTGGTGTAATGGTTTTGTTTTTGACACAAAAATCATGACCCATGGATTGGTCTGCATCAATCATTAATAAAATTGTGGCATCTTCCTCTATAAAGCACCAATAAATTATTTTGCCAAAATAAGTAATGCCCATAATGAATTTACCATCGGGAGTAAACTTAAAATTCGCGATAGTGTCAAATTCTGAAATGATTTGCATTTTATCGGGGCGATCAATTTTAACTATGTGGAGGATGCCTGCCACTAAAAATGCTATGTATTTACCATTTGGCGAAACTTCTGTATGAACAATAGGGAATACTTTCATATAATCACATATATCATCATTTTGATAAATCAAACGATCAATAATCATATTGTTTTCATCCACAATGTATATGTTTATATATTGGCTGTCGCAAGTAATATATGTCGCGTAATAATGGCGGGTTATAGCGATACTGGTCGGAATCTTAGCTGACATCATATCAAAAATTGGATCACATCCCTCGGTTGGTGAATTGAGATCTATAAATTGTCTGACATCGTTATGGAGACGATGATCATTATCCATTTTGGTTAAATATTCGTGTATCTATTTTTATTGGAAAATTGATTGGACGAATCAAGACTTTAATTATTCAATTTTTTATTAACATCAATGTTAACAAATTGAATTCAAATCAATGTTCAAACATTTTTGCCGAACACCTGTTTTCAGGGATATGGGATATTGTGTGGGTATTTTTAGATAAGTGTAACGCGGATAAATAGCGCATTTTATTGGCGTGGTTGTAGCCACCAAGAATTTAGTTCTGGGTCCAATAAAAATGATATCACAACATCTCCTATTATTATTGTCAAAAAATTTGGCCGTACTAATATTGGCCTTTTGTAAAACCAAATAATTGTCATTTACATAAGAATCCCAACTGACCAGTTGTAATGCGAGTTGACTTTGTCCAAGCCAGTTAACTTTTGATAGTTTGGCAAAGACAGAAAAACTGTCGGATAATTCCACAATGTCTCCCTGAAAATATGGATAAAAGGCTTCCGGAACAACGTCAATAACTTGTTTGGTAAAAATGACATCATTGGCAGAATATTTTAATGTGTTAGTTATTTCATCAAAACTATTAGTTTGAACATAAGCAGGTGATTCATTCACAAAACCCATTAGTTGACTGAAAGTTTTTTTGTTTATGGAAATATTTTTGCTCAATAAATAACCCATAATATGACCCGAATCGTAAGACACCGGACTGAAAAATCTCCAGCCCTCACGATATTTTTTATACAAATTGTAATAAGTATCGGTGTAATTTATGGGTACTGGAACCAATGCCAATACTGTTTGTTTACCAAAAATATCGCCCACTTTATCATTATCGTCCGTTAAATACCAAGTTAAATTTTTTTGAGTGGCGGAATTAATGGCCACATCAGCCTGGTCGTCAAAACCTACGAATAAGACAGATGTTGGTTTGTTTTTGGACCAGTTTTCTAATTCTTTGACACTGCGTTGCATATCTTTGACAGAAGTACCATCATAAGGAAAAACAGACACTTTTTTCCCGGAAATTGCAGCAATACATTTGGAATCCAAAAGAGACTTCGCCAAAGTTCGACCAAAAACAAAATTCTTGTCATAAACAACAGCAATTTTTTTCGTACATGTACCAGACAATAACATTAACCATTGTTCAATAAAATTTCGATCATCGTAACCAAATGATAGTCCATTTCGAAGAGCTGCCAATGCGGGTGAAGTGGCTGTCAAACTATAAATAAAAATGTCAGTGCCTTCAGTTAATTGGTTCAGGCGCAAAATATTATTGGAAGATCTGTTAATCATAATGACTCGTTGGCCTGTGGGATGTTTGGTGATGAAATCTTCGTAAGCATTATCAATCGTGATAAAATCCAAATCGTAAACTGAAATTTCATATAAACCGGTCGCATCCGCATCATTTAATCCTTGTGTCAACATTGAAACTAAGTTCGAATCCAAAATATTTTGCGATGACATGATAGCGATTTGTGTTTTGATAGGCATTTTTCGACTATATTTTGCCAACATAATTTTGATAATACCAAATTTTCTGCCACTATTGGCTAATTCTTTTTCATACTTATATCATCATTTTTTTTCAAAAATATATGTCTTCCCTAGAACACATATATTTAAAAAAGTTGGCAAATGGTCATTCTTTCTTGTACATATAATATTTCTCAATCGTTTGGAGAAATAATGGTGGTATGAAAGTGGGACAATTTTTTTGTATTAACCATTCTGTCATTTCTGGATCGTTAAATTTTTGGGCATAATAATAGGTTCGATAATCACAAGGACAACCTTTTTCAATGGCATATCTTAAAATGTCAAAATGACCCTCGGATGCTGCCCTGGCACACGTTTCTTCATCCCAAGGACAACCATGGTCGCGAAGAAATTCGAGGGTGGTGCGATGACCATTTTGCGCAGCCTCAGCGCATGCATCTTCGTGCATGGAAAATCCATTTGCTATGGCCCACTGTATTAATTTAATATTTGCCTCGCTGGCTGCACCAACAATTAAATATTCTTCTCCCGAACATTCGTGTTCGATAGCCCATTCAATGACAGACCAATGTCCACCAGCTCCAGCATAATAATAAATATTTTCATCAGGATCTGTTCCCAATTCATATGCATTATTAATTATCCAATCCAAAATATGACAATGACCACCATACGCAGCCTGGTTGCAAACAGTCCCATCAATTGTCACACTACGAGCCCATGCCCAAATTAAGTAAGGCAACTCTCCTTTGCGTGCTAAATCCAAACCTAAAGATTTATCTAATGGACAACCTTGTTCGTATGCCCAAGCCATGATCTTGAAATCATTATTTTTTACGAAAATGGATGTGGTATACTCATCCCAAGGACAACCATTTTTCACTAACCACCCGAGTATCTCATAACGTTTCCACTTCGCGGCTTCAAGAGTGGAATTCTTAGGCCAATCACATATATAACGACGAAGTTTTTTCAAGGTTCCCAATTTTCCTCCGGCAATGAGTTTCAAGATGACATCATGAGGAACCTTATAACCACGGTGACTAAAATTTAAGTGTTTGCATTTGCGAGCCTTTCTTTGTATTGGTTTAATTCTTGGCATAATGAAAGAAAGATATTTATGGGTCAATAAGTAACTTCGAAAACTTACTTATGGAACCAATTATCATTTCAATTTTCAATTTTTTTTCCCAAATATAAAACT